AAATCGCCAGCAAGATCGCCAATAGCAATTGAACCGTAAGATTGACCCTCGTGGTGGTGTTCGGCTAACCCACCATCCCCACCATCCTCACCCTTGAGAGACTCTAACCACTCCTCTTCCGTTCCTACAAAGCCATTGTTGACTGCCACCGTGTAGGCTGAGTCACCCGGTGTTCCCGGAAGTCCGTCAAGACCTGTATCACCTGCGGGGATAGCAAAGTCAAGAACTAGGTTCTGCTCGGTTGTGAGTTTGCCATTTGTTGTGATTGAGGCATCGCCATGAGTGCCGTCTAATTTGGGGTCTACCGTGGTTACGTCACCAACGGATACGGTCTGGCCTTCACCAATATCGCCCTGATCACCTTTAAGACCTGCTAACTGTTCTGGGGTAAAGTCATCATAAGTAAAGTCATCACCCTCGTCGCCCTTGTCACCTTTGAGTGATGCCCAGTATTCCGCTTCAGTTCCTCCGGGATTTGACTGCAACCAGAACTCGTAAGAGTTTGCTCCGGTATCGCCTTGCTCACCCTTGAGGGATTCTATTTGATCTGGTGTAAGGTCATCGTACTCAAACCCAACGCCGTCTTCACCATCTTCACCGTCTTGACCATCATCACCTTTCTCACCCTTGAGTGAGGCAAGCCATTCGGATTCGCTTTCAGTGTAACCGCCTTCAACGGCTAACTCGTAGGCAGACTTTCCGTCTTCGCCCTGATCTCCAGAGTCACCTTTAAGGTCTTCCAGTTGTTCAGTAGTAAAATCGTCATAGGTGAAAGGATCACCCTTCTCACCTGTAATATCTTCAATGAAGGCCTCTTCTGTTTCGCCGGGATGCGTATGCTCCCAAACCTCATAGGCATCTTCACCTTCTGGCCCCGGTGGTCCTACAACGTGACCCGCGTCATGCCATGCACCATCCTCGCCCCAGATGTACAGGTCGCCGTCACTGTTATTAATGTAAGCATCACCAACCTCGTTACCTGAGTCGGGTAATTCAGCCTTGTCATCAACAGAGCCTTTGACATGAATGCCATCACCGGGAGAACCTTTCTCTCCTCTTAGGTCGCCAGTTTCAAACCCAAGACCATCATCAGATGCAAACGTGACTTTGCCAGTCGAGGAATTGTAGCCAGTGCCATCAGACTTCCAACCTTTGCCATCTTCACCTGTTTCGCCTTTTTCACCCTCTAAGCCTTCTATCTGCTCTGGTGTGAAATCGTCATAGGTGAAGTCTTTACCGTCCTGTCCGTCTTGACCGTCTTCCCCTTTGAGTGCTTCAATCTGCTCTGGCGTAAGGTCATCATAAGTAAAGTCGCTACCGTCTTCTCCGTCTTCACCGTCCTCACCATCATCGCCTTTGTCACCCTTAAGTGATGCAAGCCACTGAGCCTCTGTACCAGTAAAGCCATCTTTAACTGCAACCTCGTATGCGCTTAGGCCATCATCGCCTTTATCGCCTTTGAGTGCTTCAATCTGTTCTGGGGTCAGGTCACCATAATCAAGTGAATCGCCCTGCTCACCTTTAAGTGAATCAAGCCATTCCTGTTCTGTTCCTACAAATCCGTTCTCAACCGCAATCTCGTAAGCACTTGCTCCGTCTTCTCCGTCTTCACCATCATTACCGTCATTACCGCTAATTGAGGTAAGCGTCTTTGGTTTCCACTTGTCTGTGTAGACATCGTAATGAAGGAATGAATCATCATTGGGAACCATTGGGATGTCGGTATCCAACAGGTCGCGCAGGTATCCCGCATGAGCCGTGGTATCGTCTTCACCAACTATCGTCCAAGTTGAGCCTTCTGGGACATTTACATTTGCATCCGTCACTAACGGGCCAAACGTACCTGCGTTTTTGCCTGACGGGATTTGGTAGTCAACAAACAACTCTGTATCGTTTAAATGAAATACAGGGTTCTCATGCGGCATTACATTGTCGGCAACTTGATCGACATACTCTTTGGTTGCATAGCCCGGAATGAACACCTCGGCTTCGTGGTGAAACTGAACCTTATCGTGCGTGTCACCAATGACTAACGTACCCTTGTGGGCGCGTGAAGTAATCTGGTTTGATTTAATTTTTGACATTCTAGGAACCGAGGTAAATTATGTAGCAGAGTTTTATGTGCAATGGGTCAACCGTGTGGGAGTGTCCTTCACCGCCGCCTGTAGCGTTCAAGGTAACGCCGTGTGAGTGATCTCCTGAGTAATCAGTTCTAAAGGCTGAGTTTCCAAATGTGTGGGCAACCCATTGAGAATCAGGGGCACTAGCGGAAGTGTTGTACTGACTTCCCTTCGCTTCTCTGGCGTTTTTGAAATCCGTACTGGGGCCGTGCCTATGACTTCCCGCAGTGGATGTCGCGCCAGTGTGCGTATGAGAAGGCATATGAGCCTCTGTAAGCACCGTAGAACTTGACTGCGCGGAACCACCTTGTTGGAGGCTACCAGAGGTATCACAACCCATGACAAACTTGTCACGAAGGTCTGGAACCATTGCCTTGTATCTGTGTTCAGAAGCGTTACCAAATGGCCCATCACACAAGTACCAACCTTTTGAGTTGAGATTGGTCATGTTGTTTTCGGCGGTCATCATGATCATGCCGATATGGAAGTCAGCGTCTTTACCAGCATCACCTTTTAGTGAGGCAAGCCACTCTTCTTCCGTACCTACAAAGCCTTTATCAACTGCAATTTGGTAAGCAGATTTTCCATCTTTACCTTCTGGCCCTTCAGGTCCGGGAACTGTAGAGTCTGCGCCGTCATCTCCTTTATCACCGTCTTCACCTTGAGGGCCTTGGGGTCCTTGAATCTTCCCAAGTGAAATCCACTCTTCGTGTTCTACCCAGACGTACATCTCACCAACTGAAACTACTTGGTAAGCGTCACCGATTTCACCGTCGTATGAGTCAGGCCAACCGGGAAGATCGTCAACATTGTCAACAGAGTCTTTAAACTGAATGCCAATTCCGGGTTCACCGGGATCGCCTTTATCACCTTTTAATCCGCGTGGTGCGGGACCAGACTTCCAGACTTTCGCTTCTTCATGCCATAACAGGCCGTCACGATCTGTCAGGTCTGAGCCAATCTGCACATCTTCCATGTCGCGTAAAACGAATGGGCCAAGGTCTTCATCGCCTACCACAGTCCACTGCTGACCGCCCTCTAGGGTTACGTCGTAACCGTTAAGATCAGTCGGACCTGCCGACATTGTGTTATAGCCGAGCTCTGGGGTGTAGTCCTGTCTAAGCTTCTGACGAGACTCATAAAAGACATCATCAATTCGACCCTCACCTGGAGGTCCTTGGTTAAGTGGCACACCCTCACCCCAAGGTCTATCAGGATAGTGTCGCTCGTTTTTGGGGCCATAGAACCAAGGCCCAGGTACATGAGGGTAGGGGTTGGTTGCGTAACAAAGGTCGCCATCAACGCCTAAATCATTTTCAGGTTTAAGCTCAGTGACCCATACGTGCGGGTGACCAGAAATAGAGAGATAATTTATCAGTCTCTCAAGAGTAAGCTTAGTGTTGTTACCGCGCTGAACCAGATGCAGCAAGTCATCCCAGTTAGGATCACCTGCATTTGGCATTGCAGATATTTTTATTCGACCTGCGCTCATGCTGATGACTCCGGTAAGATTGTATCTTCTGCTTCAGATATGATTGACTCTGATGGGGTCAGGTCAACAACAATATCGTCGTTTATCCTTTTGCGACTTCCGATGCCTTCATCTCTGTAAGTTCCGTACTGGAACTGTCTGCCAAATCTCTGGCCTGACAATAAGGATGCTTTGTGCTTCTGAAGAAGTTGGTCAAACTGACTGTAGTAATTGGATGCGTCACCCATGCCGTAATGTGACTTAGCGTTTGCAATAGCCATCAGCAAACAAAGTCTTGAAGGGTAAATTGGGCAAGGCATGTCATCCCGGTTCCAGCCTGATTCGGCATAGAAGGGATAAAAAGAAAAGTGTAGTCGGTAATTGTCGCTGTCAGGAACTTTCCAGAGTTCTATACGACCTGGATCAAATTCATCTTCACCAGCTCCAATATCCCAAAGGGATGGGATACCGCGTTTACCGGGGTCATCATTTCCCGCTGTGCGAAACTGTAGTGGAATTCCGCGTTTAACAGGTCTGAAAGCCCCGTCACTGACCTCGATCAAAACATCGGTGATGCTGAATGGGTCTGCGTTGACTGGAAACTCATAAAAGCGTTGGCCTTCATGAACTTCCATTTGCTCGTTTACTTTGTAGAGGAGGTCATCCCCGTACTGAGCGTAGATTTGTTCTGATGCTTCCTGAAGGAAGGAAGTCAGGAGGAGATCGTGAGTGACCGCCGCCTGACCTACAGATACGAAGCCAAGCCTAATGGCTAGCTCTGTTCTTAATTCCTTAAGAGTTCGTGTCTTTACGTGGAGTGACATCTTTGGCCTCTGATTTTGGCTTCATCAAGTCAGCTCCCTTTTGCATCGCGTTCTCAAGTCTCCCCTCAAACTCTTGTCCATATACAGTTGCGACCCAAGGTGTACCACCCTGATCTGCGCCATACTTGCGCATTAAAACGGCATATTGAATGGAGGGGTCAAAGTCACGGGTAACTTTCTTTGAGTCTTTCAACTCGTAGATTGATTCTGGTCCGTACTTCGCTTGGAGCACAGGAATTTCGTGGGGGAACACGCGCACTACAGGTTTGTGCATTACATCGCGTTCAATCTGAATTTGAAGCAGTGGTGCTTTCATAAAATCTCCCGATTAAATTAGGTAGGATGGACGCCCCCTTGCGGGGGCTATCCGGATACAACTTAGATGCTGATTACGCCGTGGCAATTTGCACGGTTCATCGTAAGGGCACCTTTAAAGGTAAGACCCCAGTACCATACGTAGTCGTTGTACATACGCTCTGGCTTCCGAGCTACCATGTCATGACCGGCTGCCGGACGTAACGTGAGGTGCTTGGTGTTGAGCATGTAGCAACGATTGCTGTAAGGCGTGGCAGCAGAAGAACCTGCTGAATCCGCATCCAAGACATCAAATGTCGGGTCCCAAATAATTGGAACTTGTTGGAAATGTAAACCCGTGCTAGTCGCTTGAGCCTCTACCGAAGGATCGAACTGAGCGTTCTCACCAGACGTTTTGAGGATCGTGTAACGAGCAATTTCGTCTTTACATGCTTTACGGAAGGCATCAACAAACGCAGAACCTGCAATGATGAAGTCAGGTCGGCCACCGTTAAGTGTACAATCCCGCCACATCTTTTCCATGTCCTCAACAATATCTGTTGAGTCTGCAACAGCGGCGTTTCTCCACCACTCATTCGTCGCCCTATCAATACCACCCACAACACCTGTGGTCGGGTCTAAAGAAATCATGAGGTCAAGACCGGCTAGTGAGTCCGGGTGCTGTGTGCCGTCAAGGTGCAGTTCATAGTCCAATTCTTCTTCAAAGCCTAATCGTAGAGTTTCAATGTTCTCTTCAAAGAGGTTTGTCAACTGGAGCATTTCTGCGCCGGAGTTGGTTGAAGGACCTGCTTTGTCGGTTACAGTAATACCGTTAGCAAGAAGCAAATCTTCGTTCAAGCTAAAACCATCGTGTGCGCCGGCCCAGGGAAACTGAGTCTGCTTGACGGTATCTTTGCGGTTGTAATCGACAGTAGCGTCACCAAAGTACCACTGGAAGTTGCTGTCGTACTTGTAGCGAACTTGCTCGCTAATGTACTGTTTGCCACCTGGGAAGGTTTTTTTACCTTTCATCAACTTTGATAGAAGGGGACGCTCACGCGCAACCTCATCAATCGGTTTGTTTCGTAAATAATGATCTAGAGCGATGTACCCAAGCTGGGTCAGCTCTGCTGGAGAAAAAGCCATAACTAAGTACCTTATGTATAAGGGTTATCACGTAACCGGATGGTTACGATTGTGATCGCTTGCCCGACGAGAAGGCTCAAAGGTACTCAGTCTAGATCACGTACAGAGGGTGGCGAACCTACTCTTATACCCCTTGCTGCCAGGGATACGATCACTTATTCGATCTATTCATTTTCATTATGGCAGTTACAGACACCATAAAACAAAACTTTCTTGGGCTATATAGCGCATTCTCCCGCGCTACAAGCCAATTCTGTCTCACGCTCCTTGGATTCAGGGATTACTGACCAATCTATGAACTTCAAAACAGGGTGAATCTCATACTGGCGTTTAGTGATCTTCTCGTAAGGGGCCTGCTCGTAAGTGTGGTTTTCGTCCTCTGCTGGTAGAAAGCTGACGCCACTAAGGATGTCAAAGTTTTCCCAACACCAAGCCCCCACGGAAGGCCATTCGTGCTCTTTTACGTTCACGGTGACTGACGGCTTATGCTCGCACCAATTTAGTGCAAGTTTCTTCCAGAACTCCAAATGCTCGATAGCCGTGATATCTTTTGTACATACGGCATCCTTTGGTGATTTCATCGCAAACGTAAATACAATTGCTTCTGAGTTGTACGGGTCTACAGCGTGCGGAACACCTGCCTCAATCAGGGCATCTGTGATTGGGTCTTTAACGTCATTGCGAACCCGCCTGTAGTAATAAGGCGCATATTTAGGATGGCATCCACTAGCTGACCCACTTAGTTGGGAAACCGTGCCAGAAGGCTTCACGCAGGTAGTAGCCGCGCTCTGGTTAATTTTCATCTTCTTGGCTAGCTCTTTGTTAGTCCCAACCACCTCACGTTTAAGGTCTTTCAGCTCACGCTCAGTCGCGTTACGCAACCAAGGGCAATCATACCAGCCAGTAATTGAGACACCGAGAAGTCGCTCCTCCTCGCAATTGTGCTTCCATGCTGAACTAAGGTAGCGGAAATCTGTCAATTCCGATTGAAGGGTGCCAAGAATCGCCGCAACTCTTACCTTGCGAGATAGCTCTTTATAACCATCTCCGGGTCGCGCAATTGCCTCCGAGAGGTTACAGAACTGTCTTGACCGTAGTACGATTTCACTGCAAGGATTTGTGCCAAAATCGTGATCGGTATCCCTGCGCTCAGGACTGAGCTTCTTTGCCGCCTCTCGATTGAATAAGCCTCGTTCACCGCTTTTACTATCATAGATTGTATTCCACTCCCGCATGAACGCGCCTACGTCTGGTTTCTCTGTAAACGCTATTGAGTTGTTGGCTAAGGCTCTCTGACCGTCCATCAGATACCACTGGCCTGATTTGGCTGTAGCCATACGCTGATCAGTGAGGTTAGACAGGGAGATCATTGCCGAACGCCTGACCCCGCCCACTACGATACTTGAAGCAATGTGGCAGTAAATGTCGTGTGCCTCTATGGAGGATAGCTTGCGACCTGACGCACCCTTGATGATGCCTACAATGTTTTTCAGCATCTGCTCTAACGGAGCCGGCCCACTTGCACGCCCGCCCATGGTTTTGAGTTTTGCACCTGACGGGCGAATGCGAGAGAAGTCCCATTTAGGAATCTGTCCAGCATAAGCCATAGCGACAGTCTCACGGATGGCTTTAGCCCAACCGATCTTGCTATCAGAAACGGTAATCACAGTGTCCGTGTCGAACATCTTCTCGGCAATCTCTGGAAGCTGTGACACGTACTGGCGTTCCACTGAGTACCCAACCCCGGTTCCACACATGAGAATATATGCAGCTTCATCCCACGCACGAAGGTTATCGCACGCTAAATAAGCGCAATTGTATCCAGCGACATGATCTCGCTCTAGAGCTTTTCCAGCAGACATAATGGCTCTCATACTCGGAACCACATCTAGGTTGTGAATAGCGTCAAAGAGCTCCTGACGGATTGGTTTTACAATCTTTGGTCTGCGCTTCTCAAAGAAGTCTAAGTATCTGTTTACTGTCTCTTCCCAAGTCTCACGACGGCCTTCATCATCTAGCCAACGTGCATAGCGACTATTAAATATGTACTGTTCATAGCTGTTCAATCTTTGTCTCCCACGACTGTTTGTCCACACTTACAAAGTTTCTGATCTTTCTTTTTAGGCGTCACTGCACGCCAAATTGTTAGTCCCGCTACCAAGTAGAGGAACCCAAGCAGGTACACCCAAAACATAAAGTCCATCAATTCCATTTATCCTCTATTACTGGTTTTGTTTGTGGAAATCTTGGTTCAGGATTAGGGACAAACGCTGATCCCTCTGAACTTATGCCTGACCAAATTAGGCAAGCCTCCCCATCTGACTTATGAATGACAAAAGACATGCTGGTTCCAGACTCATTGGTGTACAGCAGGTATTGATTACCTGTGTCTAACCAACCCGCAATCATCGCAACTTCACCGTGTACTTCTAACAGTGTGTCCCTCATGTCTGTAGGGGTTGAGCACGCCAAAAAGAATGGCACCGTTTTTGTATTGAAACTGTTTGGTGCTTCTTGGGCTTTAACCAGCTCTGCCGTCCCAGCTAAGAAAGCCATGACAACTCCTATGCCAATAATCCAATCCCACTTCTTTCGCTCGTTCATCCGTCTGTCTAAATAGTTAGTTTTTTGTTTCTGTGAATCCAATTAAGTGCTCCCTTATCTAATTCTTCTTTGGTTTCGTAATACACCCCATCAACGTGCAGATATGTCACTTCGTCGTTACTGATAAGAAATGACCAGCCGTGATCGTTTCGTGTTCTTTCGACACGAACAGAAGAGCCGGGGATGCGTCCTAAATTAAACGCAGAACCCCGACCCCAATGAATCTCTTGTCCTCTCACTTTTAGTATCGCACGTAATCCCCAGTTGTCAACCCTCACTCCCTCATTTCTCGTAATGCGTTGGTAAGGGCGTCCCCTATGCTTTTTGCTTCTGGCGTGGGAGCTGATCCAGAGGATCCAGGTCTAATGGTGTTAGGTGTTTTTACCTTCTCTAGTTCTTGCGCCGGCATCGCTTTAGATATGTAAGCATACTCCCGGGCGACAAACTCTGGCCAATACGCTGGGTGCATATTAGGAAACTGTTCTTGTGCGCGTTCCAGAATCAACGCTTCCTTTGCAGAAAACTGAGGGTCTTTACTTTTCATATCCTCAGACCATCGATCCAACTCCACACTGGCGTTATGCGCATAAGTTGCAGCCTGTTGCTGTTCCATCTGTAACTGGCCGTAATGAGCTTGCTGTTGGGCGTTTTGTTCTTCAACCTGCTTCATGCGTGCAGAATAGTCACGCAGTGATGCCAACTCTCTAGCAGCTTCTTCCGTCACCTCAAACTCTTCAACTTGAGACATCAGGTCAGGATGATTTTTTAGCGGGTCAGCATCTCCAACCGCCTTACCCGTGAACTGACTATGAGCCCTCTCCATCTGCGACCAGTAAGTAGATGCGTCACCACCATTGCGAATCGCCTTATGGTACTCAAAGTAGGAGGTCATGTCTTCCGGTGTTACACCAGAATCAGACATGATCTTGTACAACTCTTGACCTTGTTGGCGAACTTGAGCTGCCTCATGTTCTGCCGCCCTAGCGCGTTCTGCTAGCTGTCGATATCGCTCCTGAGATCGCTCAGATTGTCCGGCAAGCCATGCTTCTTCGTCTTCTTCTGAAACATCCCCGGTTCCTTCTTCTGATTCACCGGCATGATCACCCTCCGATTCCCCTTCCTCAGCCACGGTGGTTTCGGAGGACTCATCGCTCGATTCGCCTCGCATTGTTTCAAGTTCTTTTTCAAGCACCTCTGAAACTGTTTCAACTTCTTCTTCATCTGTTTGACTAACTTCAGACTCTACAACCTCCTGTGTTGGCTCTTCAGTGTTTACAACTTCTTCTAGTGCTTCTTGCAATGTGCCCATTTCATCTCCCTTTTTAATTACTGAGGCATTGGTTGTTCAGGCCCACCTGCTGCCTGTTGCGCTAAGTCCATCTCGTTACCCATCATCTGCTGTTCACCCATCATCATCTGCTGAGTTTGCATCTGCATTTGCATCTGTTGAGCTTGAAGCTCCATTTGCTGCATCTGACGCTTTTGTTGTCCAATCATCTCGAAATACTGTATGAGTTCTTCCGGGAACATTTCCATCACATCAAACGCTTCGTCAGCTTTACGCATAGTTTCTGCAAGCAACTTGATCCAGGGATTCATATGTATTGGAATCATCAGCTCTTGTTGCATCATAATTGCCCGTTCCAAAACCTCTTTGACTTCAGGCAATATTGCGCCCCACTTTTCCATGTCCATTTGCTTGTTTGGTTTGCCGGTAGTTCCAGCTCTGATCTTTACCTCAGTCATACTGAAGATTTGATCTTTACTCATCTGGTCGGCTGGCCAATACGCTGATTGACCGGCGTAGCGTTGAATCAGTTCAATTGGCATTTCTTGTAATAGAATCTCGGATGAATACACTGCCATTTCTGAAATGAAATCTTCCAGCATATCCTTGCGAGCTTCTACCCTAGTAGACAAACCTTCCTGTTGAATGTTTGCCTCTGTTGCGGTCTTCGCCCTCATTACGGAACCACGTTGAGCGTCACCAAGTCCTGATACGTACTCCATATCTCCACGCACCCTGGTAACGTCATACACGGTAGGAATCATCGGCGGGTGTTGAGCAGGTTGGAATACTTGGTTTACAGGTTGACCACCAGCGTCAATTAGAATTATTTCACCAATCTCACCCACGGAGAAACTGGAAACGTCCTGTCGGCTAACACGGGCGCGGTCAGCGATAAACATCGGCTTCGTGAGTTCCCGGTGTTTTGCTTCTTGCACTCTGGAGATGTCGTACTCGTCCTGTAACTTCATCAGCAACTCAACATCAGATATCGGCCATTCCTTGCCGTCTACATAGTTGAACCCAATGCAGAAGAATGGGAAGAATCTCTGTCCCACCTTCTCAGGCTGCCAAGGGTCGCGTAGGAAGTCTCTACCGCCTTCTGCCCACCAGTAAACGGTGCCTGTACTTTTGTCCCAAAGTTCCCAGACAGCCAATAACGCTTCAGCGTCTTGCTCTGTTGACCACGTTTTTGTAGGTCCATCTGCCGTAGGTCTACCAGAACCAGATCGCACGTAAGACGTTAATTTCTCCAAATCCTTTTTGGATACGTTGAATTGATCTTTAACTGCTTCCTTGTCCATCCAGGTCCGTTGGGCAATCCAAGAGGCACGCTTGTAGTTATCCAAACAATCAATGTCCGGGTCAATGCGCATGTCTTCAACTGCAATATTGTCAAGAACCAATCCCTCAGAGCGGAGTACAGAAACCTGTTTTTCCATTGAGGCAATGGTCTGTTCAAGCTCCATCTCCTTGACGGTCAGCTCATCTTGAGAGTAACCCTGCTCGTCCATCAGGGAACTCATGTTTGAGCTAAGCGCAGCCATTTGATCTTGAGCGTCTTCCAATCGGTTCAGGATGATCGGGTCTGTCTGGAACTCTCTCTGGTAGGACACTTTCACCCAACCAACTCGTGAAGTCTGTACAGAGCGAACCACGCCAAGCATGGCACGTTTCAGTCCAGAGTCACCCAAGGCTTTGTTTAAAACTACCTCAAGCGTCCGGGAGAACTGTCGGGTAGCAGGTAGCATCGGATCATTGATGTCTACGTAACTTTCAGGTTTGATGCTGATCTCTGGGTTCTTTGCGTACTGCAATGGAAGCATTGCCTGTAGTGTTGCAAAGATTTGATTTGACTGAACCACATCAGTTTTGTGGTATTCGTCCCTAACCTTCTTTCCCTTCTTCGCACCGTAGGCATAGTTTCGACTTACATCAATATCTTTAAAGGCGTTTTTAAACTTATTGCCTGATCTGTCCACAAGCTTCTGTAACTTTGTAACTTGGGGGTTAGTATCTTTTTTTATTTTTTTGTCCATCTTTATTTCCTAGTGTAGGATGCCGTATGAGTCAAAGAGGTGCTTTTCTTCTTTTTCTTTTGTGCCTTGTTCAAGGAGGTAGCCAAATGTTCCCGGAGCGTATCCTCTATCCTTCTTCGCTCTGCGGCTGTTAGGGAGAACATGGACCAAGGAGTAGCGGAGGGCATCCGCGATATGGTCTTCTCCAAGCGAGTCGATATCGTCTGGATTTTTTTCGTCTGGCATCTGTAAAGGGATTGTGCGTATGGTATGAGTACATCTCTCAGTGACCACGTAACTCGCTGTACGCATAGCTTCACGAACTGAGTTCCAGCCCGAAACACGCGATCCCTTACCTTTCCCGCTTGGTGAGAAAACGATGCCCTCTCTAAGAAAGTCTTCAAAGATGCTTGTTTCTGATCCTGTTCTGTTAAAAATTGCTGAGTCAGCCACATTTCCGCGATATTCGATTCCAGCTTTACCATAAAACTCAAATTTCTCCTTTATCATTTCTGCCACTTCTGTAGCTGTTTTCTTGACTCCCTTACCCCCTTCTCCACCGTAACCATAGATTTCGTCGTACTGGATAACCCGACCTTCAAAATCTCTAGTAAAGAACAGCACGGCAAACGGAGCGGTAAAGCCCCAGTCCAAACTGATCCAATGTTTCTGGTCTTTTGTGATTGGGAAATCAGATATCACGTTGCGGTCTTTATCGAAGAAACCGTTGAAGTATCCACCCACAGCGTAATCCCATGAGCCATTCAACCAAGCTTCGCGCATTCCCTTGTTGTCAATGCTGGCAAGGTTAGCCAGGTATTCAGGTGATGCGGTCATCAGGTAGGTGTTCTCTGTAACCACGGAGTCAAACCTAGCTATAGGGCGATCACGGTGTTTCATCTTCGTTCCGGACGGAGCCCATTCAGGTGATGGGTCTACAAATCTACCTTTCACCCAAGACGCACCTGGACCAAAGGGGTTTGTTGTCGAGCGGATACGCAGCGGGATACCTTCTGAAGATACCCGTAAAAGCGACTTCAGGGAGTCATACAGGTCTGGTGAAGGCCAACTACACAGTTCGTCAAACGCAATCCACTGATACTCTTGTCCGTGGTAATTCCAGTAGTCACTCTCGGACTCCACCGCACGAAACAGTAATTCTTCTCCGTCTGCGAATCTCCACTTGTACTGACTTGGGGATTCGTGAAATTTGGCACCCTTAAAAATAGGGTTGTACATCTTGCGGGACTTGACAATCAGGTCAGCAAGTTCTTTGTAGTTTCGTCGGAATATGATGCCCCGGTAATTGACTCCATGACCTTGACCTACGTATCGGGCAAAATCAGCCAAAAGGGCTTCACTCTTGCCAGAACCACGGCCACCAGAGAATAAACACTCCATTCCCCCATATTTCAGGAAGGCGGTTTGTGGTCCCGGTAGGGGTCGCCACTCATGTATTTTTACTTCTGGTTTCAATTAGTCAGAACCATTGCAACGGGGACAGAGGCAATCACAAGGTTTAAATTCATACCTAACCACCTGAGTGCAAGGACACTGGTATACGTCGCAGTCCGGACAGTTGCATAAGAAGATTTCGCCATCATCATTGCTTAATCGTGTTGGATTCGTCATATTTGACTCTGTTAATATACATCTCTAGTTGTCGAATTCGTACCGGGTCATTAAGAAGCATCCCAAGTGCTAC